TCCGCCGGAAAAATAACTGCGTCTGGCGTTGGATTAGTCAGTTCCTGCTTATAATCTTTTAAAGCCTGCTTGACTTTTTCCAACTTCAGATAAGCCTCATCATATTTTTCGTCACCAAAGTACATCCCCTGGCTTTCCAGGTCTTTGAGTTCTTGCTTCAATTCGCTGATCTTCTGTGCAAATTCATTGGTTGCCTTTTCCGCTTCCTCTTCTCCGGATACATACTTATCAATAAATTCTATTGCCGCAGGATCATAACCATATGCTGAAGGATCGTCTACCTTTACCCGTCTGGCAGGTGTCGGCTCCTGTTCCTGGTATTCCCCACGATCTACTTTGATGGCATCCATCTGTTCCTGCAGGCTTTTGGTCTGTCTTTCTGCCTGTTTAGCTGACTCTGTTACCTGATCAATTCCCTCAGCTGCCTTGGAAGACTGGGCTGCTGCTGTTTCTGCCGCCTGGCCCACATTGTTAAATGCACTGGAAATATTGTCAGAAAGCCTGTCAACTGCTTTAGTGAGTCTGTCAAAAGCTTTTTCCAGTGTTCCGGTTCCTTTTTCCAGTCCAGAGGTATCAATTTTTGTATCAAATTTCAGACTGCCATCAGCCGCCATATCCTCACCTCTTTTCCAGGCATAAAAATAAGACGCTGTCACGCGCCTCAGCCTAATAACTTATTCCAATAGTCAATTTCTTCCTGTTCTTCTTTCGTATACCGTTTCTTAAGGTCACAGATTTTTTTATTGTTTCTGCGAAACTCTCTTTCCCATTTTTCCAGGTGCTTACCTTTTGCCATTTTCTGCCGGATCCCCAGTACGGTGGAAAAGATACCTTCCCGGATTTCCATGAAATATCCCACAAAGGTCCACCAGTGAACATGTGGAACAGATCGTACTTCACATCCGGCCACCTGGTTAATAGCCGGAAACAGGATCGGCTCATCCTGCTCCCAGTCCATCACCTTGACCGGCATTATATCCTCTTCATCTTCCTGGCCGCAGTCCAGGAACCAGAGCGCCTTTTTAGCTGACTCTTCATAAAGTTCACTTGGCATATCCGGCCAGTCTTCATACAGGATCTTACACATGACTATGTAAGCTTCTTCTACTGTAAGCTCCGGATCATTAAATGCCTGCATGATCACCAGGATATCTCTGTAGTCCGTTCGGATCTTCCATTCCTTTTCACCTACCATAAGAATGACAGGAAGCTGGCCTAACCGGATCATTTTGTGTAGCCGACTGTGTACTTCTGGATCCGCTTATTGCTTGCCTCTACTCCGGCTTTCATGTTTTTCTTGATGATCGGCATCAGACCGTTCATAACGGACTCAAACAGGAGCTTTCCGCCTTTTACTGGTGAAAATGGAGACTGGCCATTAAACAGTATGTCATAAACGTCTGCGTTAAAAATAGCATTAAAACAGTCTTTTACGCCCTGCTCTGCTTTCTTCCACTCAATGCTCACATTTTCATCTGTTGGATCTACGGTACCGTCCTCCAAAAGCTTGACGTTGCCCTGAAGCTCATCTTTCACATGCCCCAGCTTCTCCATTTCATCCATGCAGCGCTGCCACATATTCAGATCAGAAGGATTAATCCGGATCACACGGTCCGGATCATCATTTATCATGTACTCCTTATAACCTTCATCAAATTTAAGGCTTTCCATATATAGTCTCCTTATTCACTGTCAGGTGTAAACGTCTTTGTTTCTAAGGCAAAAGTTCCCTTTACTCTGTTGCCTGTATGATGTACATTAAACGGGATCTGATAACCGGTGGTATCTCCGCCATAGCTTGACACTTCAATAATCACATCTTCGCGATATGCCACATAAGAGCCTGCTGCTCCAGATGCCGACTCCCAAAGGTGTACTTCAACAACGGTAGTTTTTAAGTCATCTAGGGTCTGACGTTCATCAATGATCCCCTGAAGCCGTTCAAACATAGGATCACCCACAACCGCATAAAACGGATCTGCTGTAGCCTGTGGCTGGTAGCTGTCCAATGTAACGGATGTTTCACCCAGAATATTGTTCTTGGTATCCACATTGGCATTCATTTCTACGTTGTATTCTTCCAGGTCTTTTCCTAAACGGACATAAGCTGTTTCCTTTGTGCCCGGAAGAGCAGAGTCAATAAAGTTACCCATGAATTTTCTTTTGATTTTCTGTCCTGCAATAGGTGCTTTATCTGCCATTTATTCTTCCTCACTTTCTACTTTGTACTGGGCGTAGATCTGCAGCTGATACATAACACCCTGGTCAACGGTATCTCCCATCAAACCCATGCTCATAGCATTAGCTGTGGTTGCTTTTAAAAACGTGGCCTCTTTCACTTCATCACCCACATTTACTTCTATTCCACTCTCTTCTGGAAGCTGCTCTAGCCAATAGGCCAGTTCCAAAAGGAAATTGCTGTTTGCCAGCCGGTTGTAATCTGTAAAGGACTGTCCCACTGCATACATAACAAAGTTATGCCTACGGATCTGATTACCCAGGATATCTTCTTTCACCAGGCTGTCACCATTGCTGGACAGGCCGTAATTAACCGGATCCGGTTCTGTAAAATCAATGTGAATATCATCACCGGTCAGAAACTCGGATATCTTGGGATATTCCGTTAGTTTCTGACGCATATATTCAATGATCGTCATATCCTGCCTCCTCTGCTAAGCACTGCCTGCGCCGCCTGAAGGATATCATCCTTATGATCTGCTTTCATACGTTCAAACCATTTCTTTCCGCGCATAGGAGCACCAGCATAAGTCAGCTCTTTTCCTGTTGGTACCTTGATCTCATTTTTCTTCGCCCAGGCACTTCCAGTTGTTGGTGACACATAAAGGATGCCTTCATACAGATAATGAGCAAAAGGACCGGGAGTATTGATCTGACCAGAACCGATTGTAGTGGCAGCCACCATCAGGTGTTTCAGCTCGCCGGCCTGACGCCTTGGCATATAATCACTCATATAGCGCATACATTCACTGTCGATTGCTGCTTGCACAGGTCCATTTTCAGCAACTTTATGTCTACGCCGCATTTCTGCCGTAGAAAGCATTTTTATAACTATTTTCATGGTTACACCTCCTACTTACAGGACAGCTCATAATGCTGGACCGCTTCACTACCATACAACCGCCCATCCACAGTTGTAACTGTCACATATCCATGACTTGCTTTCAACGCTGCCAGTGACTTCGACATGACTTCTTGGCTACTGCAGTCTATTTCATCTTCAACAATGCCTTTTACGGCCAGATCTCTGCCCTGGGTAAATGTCAGCGGCTCTGTGATACTTTCCAATGGGATAACCAAAAGTACAGAAGCAGCATCACGCTGGCCTGTTTTTAGAAAAGTAGACTGCCTCACATCTTCCCAATAAACATCTTCAACCGGTATCCGGATGTATCGCATATCCTTGCCGCATTTGTGGTATAAATACAAGGTTACATCTGCATTAGTAAACATCAGCACACCCCCTGATAGCATAAGCCGGTATTTTCCAGCCATTTCTTAACGATCTGGTTTTGCTTCCTTATGGCCGCTTCTGTTAATTCCTGCGAAGATCCATAGGAAGCCGAATAAGTTCCGATCTTTTCAGAAGTCTTTCCGGATGCATTTTTTTCCGTCTTTTCCTGCCGACAGATAACCTCTGCCAGTTCACAGCAGCATAATTTTGCTTCTTCCGGAACATCTTCCATAATCGTCAGCCGTCCGAATGTATACTGATCCATGATCTGGCTTGCCTGTCTGGCATAAAAAGGAAAACCGGAGCTGATGGCCGCTTTCCTTCCAAGAAGATATTTATTTTTATAAAAGTCTTCATCTGCATAAACCATCAGCTGTCCACCTCTCTCCTATCAGGCATTTTTGATCAGTGTTACATCCTTAGTTACTGCAGATGCAACTACAGTTACATTTTCTGTAATCTGACTGTATCCGGTCTTTTTGATCTTTGCCGGATATGTACCAGGTCTTAAGTTAAATACCGCTTTGCCGGATGCATTGGTCTTTAATCTGGATCCGTTTACATCTACAATGGCGTCCTCAATTGCCACCGGACTGGATGCGTTATCCTTTACCGTAAAGGTTACAGTCTGGGTAGTTACCGGTGTTGCTGGTTCCAGATAAGCAAACGGACAGCCTACACGGTCCTCATCCATTCTGGTTGCCGGATTTGGAAGAGCCCAGCCCATACGAAATACAATACGCAGAGCTACCATATCCTGCTGAGCCAGGTTATAAACGATATCCTTAGTGATCGGATCCTGGATAACTCCCTGGTCAAGGATCTTTACAGTAACGTCCTGACGGATTG